CACAGGAATCGCGCTGCGGAGGTTAAGTATGTCGGTGTTGAGTGCATCAATCTGTTCGTTGATGCCGCGGACTTCGCTTACATCGGTGGACGCTTTGGCCTTTGCGGCCAGATCGGTTTTGCGGGCTTCTTTTGCCGCAATCATTTCTGCAATAGTCATTCTTATCACACTTTCTTATAAATTTCGGTTTTGATTTTTTCGAGTTCCAACTCGGCAGAACTGTCCAGTTCTTTTGCGCGAGCCCGGGCGCTCTCCAGCACCTTTTTTGCGCTCTCCAGCGCATCTTGGCTCCGAGTGGATATGTCAGTCCCGGGGTTTGCCTGGAATGATACCGCTGATACTTCGTAGACCTTTGCGATGTCGGTAATCATGCGCTTCGGATAGTCGGAATCAAGCTCCGTCCATTCGTCCTTGCGCACAACAAATATGTAGCTCATGCCAGAAATGTCGCCGCGTCCAACAGAGCCGTAGAGTGCTTTTGCTTCGGAATTGTTTTCAACATCCAGCGTCGCGCGAGTGCCGAGCCCCTGATCGTCTATCTTGAGATAAAGGGTAGAGTTCTGGGTGTTATTGCGGCTTCTGGCAAGGGGAATTCTCGAGAGGTCGTGATTGATGCTAAAAAGCACGTCTTAGAAGTCAGTTCCATCGAACGCCCCTCTTGCAATTGTTTCCTCCCAGCATCTGTACATGTCGTACGCCTGCCCAAATACGGCTGCATGACCCTCGATTACGTTGCCGCCTTCTTCCAGCGCTCTGATGTCGGGCATAGAAAAAGCCCGCATTTCACGCGAGCCGGGATATACGGGTATGTTTTTTAAGTCTTTGCTCATTTCGTTTTCTTACCTCCGTTCGTTTTTGTGGGTTCAGGGGTCTGCGCATCGATTCCCGCGCGTGCGAGTTGATAAGCGCTGGAAAGCGCTGTATCAATATAGTTAAGGCTCATGTGCCGCACGTCACCGCCCTCAAATGGCTCATAACCAAACAGCTCGAGCAACTGATTGTCCGTCAATGCTCCGCGGCTTCCGAGCCCGTCCATGATTGCAAGTTTGTTTGCGACGTTTAGGGTTTCGAGAGCCGACGTATAGAAGTTGACAGCGTTTCCGTAGCTCAATTCGTTTGAAGTGAAAAGCGTTTTTGTGTACGCCTGGTTCATTCCGATTACAATGTGTTCTATTGTACCGTTGTAAAACGACTGATGTTCGTCATCGGTTGCCGTTCCGTTCAGGATTGGGAGTGACACGCCGTACCAACGCAGTATTTTGTTCTGGATGAAATCGAGTGTTTCGGCTTCAACGAATTTCGGGTCAACGGTTATTGGCTGATAATCGCTTTTGTAGTCGCCCGTCAGAATTCCAGATGAGCTGTCTGTTATCTGTTTTTCAAGGGCAACGCGCTCGGCTTTCTGCGCGGGATCTTCTAAGACGGTGTTGAGCTTCAATATGCCTTTGATTTGCATAGAAGTTTGTACCGCTTTGCCTACACCGGTAAGAATCTGGTCGTTAATCTCCAGCGTTTTTAGAAGCGGAACATTGTCCGGCTGACCGTTAGCTCCGCCGCCCATGACATCATTGACGCTGAATTTTTTGCGAAGGTGGATAACATCAGAATAGGGCAGCGTTGACTTGAAGCCGTTCTGGAAAGTCATGCGGATAAACAGGGCGTTCGTGGCGTCCTGTAGAAACTCAATCATCGTTGGATTTAACGGATACAAGGCGGTATAATACCGGCTCTGGCTACCCTTCGCGTCCGCGATGATGTTGTAAGTCGGATAAATAAACGCGTTATAATCGAGAAACAGCTTCCATATTGTTTTCTCAATAAAGTCATGAGTCGTCATAAGCTCGTTTGGCGCGCATGAAAACAGGCGGTTTAGTCCCTTGTCCGCAGCTTTTATCAGTTTTCCGTCAGCGTCTTTCCTGATATGCTTTGGCTGTAGCTTGGAACATTCCGTCGCTATCTTGTCAATACAGGTTTGCACCACGTCGGAAGCGTAGATGTTGTGCCCGAACTGCGAAAACAGCGGCGTTCGGTTATCAAGAAATTTGGCATACTGCATCCGCTGGGTTTGGTTGCTTTGGAACAGAGAATCAATCAGCACCTATATCACTTCCTTTGCGCCTGTTTTTTGCCGACAAAAAAGGCCAGTGCCAGAAAGCACAGCCCCGATATGGCGAACCCCGCCGGTATATAAATTTGGAACGCGCCCGCCGATATTAGCCCCATTCCGACAATCAGCAGGATAACGTCCAGCCACTCAAATAAGTGCTTTGCTATTTTGGAAAGCGCGGCCTTGGCGCGCTCTGATGGTTTATTCTTCATTCGCTATTCCTCATATTCGATCATTACGGGGCAGTTTATGAGTTTGCACAGAATTTGTCCGCGCTCATTAACCAACATAATGCCGCCGTCCTCTTCCCGTATCTCTCCGATTATGTCCGTTCGGAAATCGTCAACGGCCATCGAGTGAACGGTTTCATAGGTGCCGCCAATTTTATAAATCCTGCCGGTTGGAATTAAAACTAGTTTTTTTATCATCCCGCTCACCCGCCTATTCTTTTGCTTCAATGTCGAGTTGATCAGCATTTTCTTTCATATATTCGGATACTTTGATATACCCTTCGGTATTGTTTTGATTGTCGAAGCCTCTGAACTTTACCCGAGCCGGATAAGCGGCGGTTATTTCCTTTGTCTCTGTATCAACTTCAACGACAATCGCCCAGCCGAAAGTATGCAGAATCATGTTTATCCACCAAAGAAACCCGCTCTCTCGAAACTCTTTCCATGTTCGTTTATCAACCACTCTATTTACCTCACGTATTTCATATATTCCGGCCTGTATGCTTGATAAACCGCATAACAGTCGATAAGTGCCGCCGTACCGTCGATTCGATTTTTTGGTTTTGACTGGTCTTTCATTGGCTTAATCTGACCGTATTTATTCATGTCCATGGCCGTGTTTTTAAGACAGAATTTATCTATTGGGTCATCGTCATAAACAATGAGATTTGATCGCAAATCCTGCTCCACCAGCAACATTGGACTTGATAACGATTCATGCGTCTGCTGTATCCGTATGAGCTGCTGGTCGTCGCCGAATATTTCAGCCATTTCTTTAATCCAGAACTTAGCCAGCGCGTTGTCATAGCCGAATTTATAAGGTTTAAGGCCATACTTTTTGACGAGCTCAATATACCACTGGGTAAACAGCGAGAAGTCGTTTTCATTGCCAGGACAGATTGTGATTTTTCCGAGCCGCGCCATCTCTTTGTAGTCCATATCATCCGGACAGTTTTCAAGTTTGCTTTCTGGTATGAGATATTTTCGCAGTATGTATTTGTGCGGGTCGCCCGGGTGCATTATTAAAGCTTTGGCACAAGCGAGATCTGTTGTTTCTGCAAGGTCAGTGCCGCCGATAAACACGCAGCCACGCAAATAGTCCATGAGGTCGTTTACGCCACGTTCTTTTGCAACCTGCATAAAAGTAACGGGATTTTCATATTCCTGTGGGGTTAACCACGCAGATGCGGAATTTTGCTTGATATTAAAGTCTTTGCAAAGCGTGAGGACCCGCTCTGCCTTGCTGGTTTGTGCCTCTCCGATTCTGTCACGCAAATAGCGCCACTTTTTAACAACGCCAAGAGAGGGATTTGATTTATACCAGGACTTTTCGTTCTGCCATATTTCTGCCTCTGAGTCTTGAGTATATAGCCACACCATCCAATACGGCCTTGAGACATCTTCTCTATTAAGGACCTTGCGAGCTTCTTTTAACCGATCGTCAAGATAGCCGTCGTTAACTGTACCCTCCGTGGTTATTTCTCCGTAAATCGGCTCTTCCTGACTGCTCAATGCCTTTTTGACAAAGGACGGAGTAGAGTTATCTTTGAGTTCCCATACTTCATCGACAGCACCCATCATGATATTGCGGCTGTCCTGTGCGCCCGTCTTGGCCGACATCTTTCGGATGTTGCCTTTGTTGTGATATGAGAACTTTCCGGTCGACTTATGTCGAGGGTTTCCAAAGAATATGCCGCGTACATTTCCATGCGTTACACGCTCAAGAGATTTGCTCTCCTGCCGCATTGCCTCAATGCCGTCATACATTGCCGCGGCTTCTTCATAAGAGTTTGACGTGCAGAGGATTTTACAGCCAATCGGACCGCAGAAATATTCAGCCAAACACAGCGCCGCAAAGAACGGGGACTTGCCATTCTTCTTTGCGCAAAGTAAAAGAAATTCGCTGAATAATCGGCGAATACGGTTAAGCTCAGGATCAAAGATTTTGAAGCTATAAAAACATTCGGTAAACGCTTTTTCCCACAGCATCAGAGTAAAAGGCTTACCGGCATATGGAGCTTCGTACAGCCGGCATTTTGATTCGATGAACTTAATGCGCTTATGAGCGTCGGTTAAATCAAATGTGATTTCGGGGTCGGTGAATAAATCGTCTACTATTTCGAACCATTGAAGCAGTTCACGTCCAACAATGATTTCGCCGAGTTGGCACTTTCCGATATATTCAAGCAGCCATGAATGTTGAGAAACTTCGGGAATCTGGCCAATGTAGGTTCCGGTATTGAGGTCAATCATCTAAACATCCTTTTCTCTAGGCATCGCCTACTCGAAATCATGCATGTCGTCGTCATCTGTAATTTCATTTTTACTCAGTATCGAATTCAGCGCCTTTATTACCACCGCATAAGAATTCGCATTTTTTAGGTATTGCGTCGCCGCTGGCAGAGTTTTCTGCTGCTTATGATTCGCAGGATTCACGATTACTGACCCGCTCTCAGCTATTAGCCGGCGCAGCTCCCAGTTCTCAGAGTACAGAAAAGCCGCGTCATATATCAAGCCTTCGACTAGTTTGCGCTTTGATTCTTCGACTTCCGAAAAGACGGCGGTCAATTTGTCATATTCGGTCTGGAGTATGTGCTGTTTGTTCGGTTCTTTCTGATTTTGACCATTTCTTGACATTTTCCCAACCCTTTCCGCCGAATTTCAAATTTTGCCCTGTGCGTGCTAATGATGACCCTTGTGCAGTTTCCCAGCAAAAAAATAATCCCGCGAATGGGGGGGCTATGCCGAAAACCTATCAAACCAGTCGGTTATCCACTTCGACCATTCATCCCGCCTGTTCCGTCTCGCTTCGTCACAAATGAGCCGCGCCATGCACTCTTCTTTCGTCGATTCGCAGTAAACCAACTCCGCCCCGAGTTCATCGGCCAACGCTTCACGCTTGCGCTTCTCCGGATATCCACCGACGATAAAGCAATTGTTCCATTTACCGTATCGGGTCTTGACATTATCAATCAACGCCGTATGTGCCGACATGACATTCTGGTATAGATTATTCGGCTTGTCGTATGAGGATAGCCCAGACATTGCAGTATAGAGTGCATCTATGTCTATAAGCATATCTCCGCGCTTCATTTGTTGCCTTACGAAGGTATGCTTTCCGGAACATGGTGCGCCGTAGATGATATAGACCTTGCGCTCCGGTTTATGTCCGAAGCGTTCGTGTTCCTCGTTGTGACAGTCGAGACAGGTTAAGACTACGTTATCGGGGTTAAGTGATATAGTCGGGTCGTTGACGTTATCGAGAGTCAGCTCTATCGGGCTATGATGCCCGATGAGGTCAAGCGGATTGGTGATTATCTTGCCGCACTTAGAACAGACTGGACCGCGCAACGCAATCAGCATTAACCGGAAGTCGTGCCACTCCTTTGAAGTATAAAAGGCGGCAAGAGAAGTATAGTGCAGCATAGTTACCACTCGTCTTTCTTAACAGACGGGTGTAATTCTTTCATCTCAAAGAACAGCTTTATAGCCGGGATATCCCCACGCTTGCACTTCGCAATGAGAGCTTTCCATATCTCCGCTAACTCTCCATTTGTGTACAAATCAAGTCGAGAATTCATGTATTCGATGAAGTACTCACTTTTCATCCAATTATAGAAAGTTCTCGGCGGCACACCGACTTGTTTAATTTTTTCACATTTTGGACGTTTATCCTCTGGATTTACAAGCAATTCAACTACTTGAATCTGCTTTTGACTTGGTTTCCATTTTGCGCCATTCTGTGCCATAATCACCACCCACCACATTATTTAATATTTAGAACATCCGGAACGTCCCTATTTTGCCAGTTCCAATCAATGCCAAAGCGCATCAAAATATCGCCGAAATCTTCTACATCGTGATACTCAATTCTAAGTCCTCGGTCGCCAATTCCGATATGTTTTAGCTCATGTAGCATGAGTATCTTCTGCTGGTTCTCGGTCATGTAATACATGTTTGGTTCATAAAACGTAATTACGAAATCAAACGGAAGATATGCACCATACGTTTTATTGACTTTTCGGCAATCAGCACAGACTGTTTTCCCTTTATCTGTTTTTCTTTCATAAGACCGAACGTACCCGATTTGCACATCTAGTTCAGGTATAATTGAAAGTTCGGGAAGCGCTGCGATTATGCGTTCCCCTAATTCTCGAAGATCGTCGGCGACTTCGGCATCGGTTATATTTAGCTTGGATCTTAGATTCTTCATAAGTTCGGTATGGTCTTCGACTTTCAGTTGCCTATACATGCGGGATAATTCTTCGTAGGCAGCGCAAGCGATCTCCCCTCCGCATTCAGCGGCGCAGTTGCGGCATATTTCCGGCTTCAAACATATCACCCTTTTTTATTTTGAGGCAGCTACGGCATCATGCTTTTCCCTCAGACGGAAAGGAGGTCACTTGAGTCCACATGAGTTTATCGGGGCCGTGCTTTTACCTCTATTATCGGCGACTATGCGCCCGTCAGTTTCAGCTAGAAGATAGTCAAGCCCAAGCCGTCCGCATTTCTCGCACGGCGACCTTTCAGTATTTGAGTAATCGGGATATAGTTTGTACACCCTGCGGCAGTCGTCAGCGCAAGGGCCACAGAGGGTTATTTCGCGGACAGCTGGACGAACTGCGACAGCTGGGAGAACTGCGGTCGAGGCCGTATGTAGTCGCCTCTTTCGTTTTGACTTTTTAGCAATACGCCCTCACCTCACTATACTTGGCGGGAACAGCAGGGCTCGAACCTGTGACACTGCAGTTAACAGCCGCATGCTCTACCGACTGAGCTATGTTCCCATACAAAAAGACAGCCAGAGTAAATTTTCTCGGGCTGTCCTGATTTTAATTTGTTTGTTATTCAGCGATTAAGGCTCTTCATAGCAATCACTCCCCTCCCCGCATCTGTTCACAGTATTATATTACACCGTTTTGTGGGTTAAAATTTCCGCTCTTTTTCCGCTCTTTAGATATTTACACATCCCATTTCCAGCGCAAGCAGCCCTAATATGTTGTTAATGTGCTTGTATGCATCCGTTTTGGCAAGCCCCACCTTTGTGCCCGCTCCTACAATTCCGTATGCTCGTTTCCAATATACAAGGTCAATCAATCGCTTGTCGGAATCGTCGAGCATTCCGAGAACTCGCTCAACGGCCGCACAGTTTCTTTCCGTCCAAAGTATATACGGGCTGGTCGCGAGCTTAATCCCGATGTTCTCGGTTGGATTGCTTGTGCCACCTTTACTTGTCCCTCCGGATAGCGAGTACCCTGCTGTCGCCGAAGGTATGAGGTCGTTTTTATAACGCTCAAGCTCTCGCTTATCTTCATGATATCTCCCCAGCGTCCATTCTACCGTGACTTTGACCTCCGGAGACAAGTCAAATTTATACTTGCTCATAAAACACTCCCCTCCTTTTCGTCCGGGTGCCCTTTACATCCCGTCTGATAATCAAAATTATCACAGCCGCCCATCGGCAGAACTTTCCATCCTTTATCAAGGCAGGCATGCAGGTACTCGCGAGCTTCGTCATCCGACAACTTGCGGCCGTTTTCGTTATTCGTGAATACGCCCTCAAGCGACCCGGGCTTATTGTAAAAGCGTAGCATTCCTTCGATGTCGGCGCAGCAGTGCATAACAGACATTCTATTACTCCTTTCGTATATTTGTTTTTAAGTTTTCCTTTTTCGTTTACACTCTTATCGAGGTGATATTATGCTGATAATAGAATCCATCGACGAATGGCACGATTACGCCAGGTTGCTGTCTAAAATGGGCTATGACCTTTGGCAGACACAGTTTGACATAGATGCCCCAGAAGGCTTTCATGCTTGGTTCGTAAATTCAGGCACTCATCAAATCGAGGTTGCCACTCACAACAAGGCAATATACGACGCTATTATTCGATATGGCTCTTGATGGAGGCGCTTTCTATTCATCGAAGCGCTCACCCCCATTCCAGTTAACAACGGTCTCGTTTCCGTTGTTAATTTCGTTGTTCCTGTTTTTTTCTTTATCTCTATCTGCCAGCGGCTTAGGCGGCAGCATGTAACGTATGTACTGAGGCATTCCTGGCTTAAATTCGCCCCTGTAGAGCAATGCGCAGTGTTTCGGTACCCGGAGCTCCGCACCACCGATTGCTGCCTTGTCTTTTGGTATCGGGCGAATAAGGTTTCTTGAAGCCTTATATTTCTTTTCGTCCTTAACGTACCGAACCTGTTTAATCAAATAATCAGCCAGGGCAAGATGGTCCGGTTCATCCCAAACATATTCAGAATCGACTTTATCAGCGTTATTCCATTTTCTAAGACAAATTTCCAGCATATTTTTAGAAATTACGACATGATGATGTACTCGGACGGTTTCTCCGGTTTTCCCATCCATATCGCTGGTTACGGAGTAGTATTTGAAAACAGTCCCTTTTGGCGCAGCGTTCTTACAGCGACGAATGTAATTATCCAGTTCTTTGTCAGCTGCTTCCCGAATGAGAATTGAAAACTCTATTTCGGTAAGAGTGCTTAAATCAATGCCTCGGCTTTCTATTTTTTTCAGAAGACGGTTATATGCCTCTTCCGAATAGTCAAGCCCGATAAGATAATCTTCATGTGTATAATTAGCGTTAATCAATCTGGCAGACTGTTTTATCGTAGAGGCTTCATTCTGCTGAATCTTCTTAATATCCGATTTAACCTTACGATCAGATTTTGTTGGCCTTTCTTCATCAATGTGATATTTAATCTTCTCTCCGATATTGCCAGCTATGTAAGTGCGAATTACCCAGTATCCTTCTTTCATGACACACCTCTTTGTCTTATGGTCGTAAACTTAGGCTTTAACCAAGCCCCCAAACGCGCGCGCGTTATATATATAATGTATAGGGTTTTTGTCAAAGGCTCGAAGCGCGCCCCGTGCCTCCACAGGGCGTAGTTCCAACGGTTGACATAATTATATTATTTCGGTCTCGCGGGCTTTCTGGTGAGTTCTTCCTATCCCGCTCCATCTGCATAATAAGTATTCTGCAGAGCGTTATCATGCTGTGTCTCCTTAAAGCCTTTGTTTAGCACGTTCATATCTTCTATGATTTTCATGCAGTTTTGATATTGCGTTTCGAACTGCATTTTCAGCGCTTTATTGTTATGCTCAAGCGCCATGCAATGCTCAACGAGGTCCTCTTTTGAATATCCCATCAGGGTTTTTCTACTATGCTCTGCGTTCATACTGCATCCTCCTTTGCTCCAACTATTTCTTTCCACATGACTTTACCTCTGGTGCTTTGCCCGTGAAAAGCTTGCCGTCAACGTATATCTTGCAGCCGCCTGCTCTCATGGATTTGAGCTTTGCTTCATTTGGGAAACACTCCGGATATGGTCCGCCGCATTTGGCAACTCCATTCTGCTTTATAACAAATTCAGACATCA